TTTGATCCATTATATCCTCATTTATTTCATTTTGAGGTGAAAATGCTACCTCTAAATAATTGATATTTGGAGTATAACTTTGAGATATATTAGCTTGTTGAGATAATGCTCTATATTGAGATAATGTATCACCTTCAGGCATTACATTATTTTCAATTCTAATTTTATCTGCAATTATATTTTTAATACCCGCTACAGGTTGATCTGCAAAGAAAAATTCTGTATTTGGGATAAATGTTGGGGTTGAATAGAAATTAAAATTACTATCCCCTGGTGAGAATGATTGGGTAGTAATCCATGACCCTGTTATTTTAGGATGAATTGAAACTGACCCAGTATATAATTCTCCACCTAAAGATGCTCTAAAGATAAGTTCGTTTGGAGAACTATTTAATGAATTTCCCTCAATTGAATAAGGATTCATTATATAATCTTTAAATACACTTTCACTTAATGGAGTTGAATAATATCTTATTTCTTGATATGATCCTGAAAAGTTAGGGTAACTATTGGAAAATAAGGTATATGGTTTACCAAAAACAGAATCTTGATCAGGGTCAGACCACTCAGAAGAATCATATGAAATGGATGAAGAAGCATAAAATCCTAATTCAGTATTATTTTCCCCACCTTCATATATTTTATTTCCTACACATAATTTAAAATCATCATTATTTCTAGTTACCATTACTGACCACCAATCATTATTATAGAATGGTAAATAAACACTAGCTGTTTGAGTAGGAGCATTTTTGTCTGGGTAGAAATCTAAGTATGCATATTGATAATATGGATCTATAATGGATCCTGAGTAAGAACTACTTGCATATCCTGTACCTTCATATCTTAATGAAATAAAAGTATTAGATAAGTTCCATACACTTTGAGATAATGGAATGTTATTTTGAGGTAAATCACTAGTTTTAAATCTAAATTCTAAAGTAGAAGGAACATTATCTGGGGAATCCCAAAGAGGATCCATACTCCAAGTACTAGAAATATAGTTATTTCCTTTAGTATCAAACGCATAATTAAATTCATCTTGCCATAAATCCCAATCATTTGAATTTACTTTATCTTTCCCTCCAAATTCATTTATCCTTAAAATAGTATCAGGGATACCATATGAGGTAATAAGTGCGCGTAAACCAGGTAAAGTACCTTTTGATTTGAGTAGGTATGGTAAGTTATGGTAAATGCGTTTATATAGCGATTTATTCACATCATCTAACGGTAAATAATCACTAGATGCTGAGATTAAAGTATCAACATATTCAAATCCAGATGGTGTTGGTAATGATCCTGTTATATTTGGGAAAGGGAATAAACCTCCCTCAGGTGTAATACCTAAAAATGCTGTGTATAAATCTTGATTTGAAAAATTATTTTGATATAATTTGATTCCAAAATCACGAATTGCATCCGCAACTATATCTTTTGAAATACCATATTCTAAACGGTTATCAGCGTTATATTTTTGGGTTACATCTTTATAGTAAATCCAAATATTATCGTAAAATTGCCCAACCATATTGATAAACAATAGATATTGATCATTAGTAGGGTCTTCTCTTAAATATTCTGGGATGGAAAAATAAAGATTATTTATGTTATCATTATCATATATTGATGCAGAAAGAAGCATTCCTCCATAATATGCATTAGTTTCAACTGAACTTCCTATCCAAGTTAAAACAGTTGGGCTAGTTGAGTTAGCTAAAACATATGGTTTTTGGGTATTTGTTTTAGGCCAAGTTGTTGAACCTGTTTCATAGTATAGATAATACTCATAACCGTCAAAGTTAGTTATAATATTATCTATTTTACTTTCATATACAGCAGCACTACTACTAATAGAAGATGATGAGTTTGTTGTACTATTTAATACTGCAATAGAAGAAGAATACTGTTCTATTAATTGAATTTTATAATAAAAATTTTCTAAACGAGTTTGGGCTGAACTAAAATGGATAAAGTTATTAAAGTTAGTATAATCTAAATTAATATCTATTTCTTTTTCCTCAAGTAAACTATTTAATTGGTTTTGAGAACTTGTTAAAGATGTTGTTAATAAATCAATATAAGATAATTCTATTGTTGAATTGTTTACTTGATCTTTTAAATCCAAATTAAAATTTGGTCCTTTAATATTAACCGTATCATTAATTATAATTGGAGTTTCTTCAAAAGTAACTTTATATGCTCTAGATTCTTCTACAGAAGTTACAACCCATAATGTTGAATTTACATCATATTGGTCTGGGAGAGCTTCATATAATTTAATTAATATAGTTGGATCATTTGGGTCAAGATCATCTAATTGAATGTTATTAGCTATAGCTAATTGGTTATCTCCAAAATTTAAATAAAAATCTAAAAAATAAGTACTTGCTTCTCTTTCTTGAATAAATTTATTAGCTTGTTCAACTATATCTAAATTTGTAAGAGTAGTACTATCTAAACGAATTTCAGTTCTATCAGAAGATATTTCAGTTATATATAATTGTTGTAATTCTGACCCTAATTGTTTGTTAAAGAAATTAAAATATGTAATATATTCTCCTTGATCAAATCCTTCATTAATGAGTATTTGTTCAGGGTCTAGAATAATTTCGTTTACATTTCCCCCATTTCCTGCTGATTGTCCATCATTTTGAATGGTATATTGGGTAAAATTATAATTGGAAGAAAGAAGATTTTGATTATTATCATATGTAAAATACTCAATATAACTTCCTGTTGTTAATGAAGTATTTACATCAAAGGAGGAAAGTAAATTAGTATCTTGACCTCCATAGGTTTGAGAGGTAAAATCTTGAGTATCTATTTGAGTAATTTCTGCTGCCATTATTGTGGATTAGCTAATGTTGTTCCTGTTTGCAATTCTATAATTTGTTTTTGAGCATCTAATAAATCAACTCTTAATTGAGCAATTTCAGCTTGTAATGCAGTAATTTCTTCTTGATTAGCTTCAAAACCAATATATTCACTACTTTTTTTAATTAAATATTCATGGGAATTAATATCCCCTGTTTCTGGTATATCGTAAAATAAATCATTATACATGTCAAAGAATTCAGTAACAGTGGGTTGGATTGCAATCTGTTGTTGAATTGTTTGAACACCTAGTTGTTTAAAAGAAGTATCTATAACTTTAGTATACTGTCCTTTATCATATACTTGTTTATTTAAGTTTACATTTTCACTCATTCGTTAATAACTTTAAAATAATAATCATCATCGAATATTAATGTAGAACCATTAATTATAGTTTTAATTAAAACTTTATAATATCTTTCAGGTTCCAAACCACTCATATAAACATCAAAATAATTACCTTTACCATCAGCACTAATTTGAGTATATTGTTCATCAAAGTTAATAATAAATTCATTGGTAGCCAAGTCTTTTATTGCATAATACGAAGAAGTTGGTAAATAATTTAAATTAGTATATAATGAAGATGTTTGATATACTCTAGCAGGGTATAAAGGACTTACATTTATATAAAATCTATTTACACTCTCTGGGTAAAATGTACCAGGGTTTTCAGCTAAAGACATTTTTAAGTCTGTTGTAGTAACAATTGATGCTGAAGGGCCTATAGATGAAGTGTAATCAATCCATCTAAATTCTAATGTTGGAGGGTAAATTGTGTTTGTATCTACACTATAATATTTTAATACAGGTTGAATATATTGACTTGGAGAAAATTCAAATGAACTTGATAATTTAGTTATAAATCCATAATTTGGAATTGAACCACTATACCAGGCTGTTACGGTATTTGTAACATTTAAATTAAAATCTTTAACATCACGTAATCCGAATGATTCTGTTACACGAAAACTAGAAGTTGTAAACCAATTACCTCCTCCAGAACCTACATAAGTTGAATTAAATGATGATGTGTAATTATATCCACTATAAGAACCACTTATACTCCATGAATTTGAGCCAGAATAATTTGAGTAATACCAAGATGCTCCGTCTTCTATTTGAGGGGAATCTAAATAATGACCTGTTCCGTTATTCCATTGTTGAGCTAAAGGTAAAACTTCAAGAGAAGTATTTGCATTAATACCTTGGGCAGTTGCTATAAAGTTTTTAAAATAAACACTATATTGAGATCCATCAATTTTATCATTGATAATATCAATAATTTCATTATTATCAAATTGAGTTAAATATCTTGCTACTCCAGCATTTCCACCTGCGTCTATAGTGTTAAATACTTCACACATAGCATCTAAACCAGTATTCATTGAAGGGTAAGCAGAATATAAGGTAGTATCCTGTATAGGGAAAATTTTATAAACAGCCATTTATAATGTTTTATTATAAATATGCGATTATAAAGGAACTACTTTACCTTTTATATCTTGATTTGGATATCTTACCTCAAAGATACTAGGATCTAATGAAGGATAAATTACTTGATTTTGAGTAGCTCCTTCTATATCATAAGCATATTGTGAATATCCTGAAGTAGTTCCTGATTTATTGGAAATGCTAAGAGTTTTAATCATTTGAACTCCTGCTATTTTATCAAGCATTATATATAAATCTCTTAACATAATAGGTTGGTTAAGTTGCCAATTATTAATATTAAAATAATTCTGTAATGCTGTAATACAGCTTAAAAGAACTTCACTATTATTATATTCAGGATAAACTACTATTTCAAAATTTACTCCTATATTAATAATAAAAGCATCTCTTATTTCAATATTATCACCAATCATCCTATATTGTGACATATAAGTTCTTAGGTTATTTTTTAAAGCATCTCCGGCATAATCTAATTGACCCGCTGAATTTTGGGATAAAATATATAAATTTAAAGTTTCAATTGTTGATACTTGATTATCTGTTAGTTTTGGTTGTTCAATATATGCTTTAGAGACTCCACCAAATTCAGAAGGCATACTTAAAGCTCTAATTAGATAGTCATCTGCTGTAACTGATCGTTTTTGAGATGCCATTAATGCTAAGGTATTTTGTCTAATTTCTTCTATAGTGTCTCCAGCTTTTCCTCCAGAGGCTGCTAATGGATTATTAGAAGCTAATGAATTGAAAACATAATTTGCTGTTATAGAATTTAAATTAGTATTATTGAATTTAACATTAGTAGTAGATACTGTTGTTAATGTATTTGAATCTAAATTTGAGTTGACTCCACCTCCAGTTAAATATCTTACAGTTAATGCTGTATTTGAAGGGGCAATTCCATATGTTCCAGTATATAAAAAGTTAACAGGTGAATAAGCTGCTGTTAATTTATCTTGCATAAATGGTAATCCTATACCTACATTATTTGCATTGGGTGTAATTTCTTCATCTGTATCATTTGGGGAGCCAGCTCCAAATTGAAGTTGGGTTTTAGTATTTGATATTATACGAGAAGCAAATCTACGTTGAGCTTTTTTAAGCCTTAATAAATATGAAGCATCCGTTCCACTGTTAGGATCATTTATATTAGTATTTTTAATTGGGTCTAATACCATTTCTTGTCCTAAATGATCTACTTCATACCATTTATTTCCATCAGAATCAACAACATCTAGTATTTTAATAAAATTATTTGAATTAATATCTATTGTATTAAATTGAATAGGTTCTATAAAATTAAATGTAGATGTATTAATTGTAGCTGAAATGGCATTTCTGCTTTTCTTTAATAAGAAATATTGAGGGATATTACCTGCAATTTGATAAATAGAAATTTCTGTTGGGTCTTGAGAACTTGAAACAGAAAAATCAATTTTATCTTGTATTAAAAATGAGGTACCATTTTGAGATGATACCGTTGTATTTTCTCCAATTGTTAAAGCATAATCATAGTCAGGAACATATTCTGTACCTACTTGTTTAGCTGGTAATTGTTGGTAAAAATCTATTGTAGCTTGGGCAACTGTTGAAACTTTAGGAGTATAACCAAACATATATGCCAATTCATAAATATTGTTTGTTTGTTGGGCATATTGTATAAATGTTTCTTGCAATTGATTATCTAAATAGAAACTTAAAACATCACCAACATATGCTGATTGCTCCATAAACATCATACCAGGTGATGAGGGAGAGAAATCATTATATGTGTTAGGGAAATATGTTTTAGAATATTCAATTAATCGTTGTCTAAAATCTGAAAAATCACGATTAATATATTTTATGTCTCTATTTGTATTGGCCATTTTTAAAGTTGGATTTCTAAAGTATCAGTTATATTAGTGTTAACTACTGAATATTTAAGGGTTACGGTAATTTGGTTTAAGTCTTCTTGTCCTGTGACAATTAAATCATTCACTGCTATATTAGGAAAATAAGTAGATATTTTAGAATTTACATCTTCTCTAAGAAAATCTAAATTATCTGTTGTAATTTGTTCAAATATAAAAGTACGTAATCCACCCCCGAATGTTGGATTTAATGGGCGTTCTCCAGGATTAGTTAGAAAAAAATTAATTAAATTGTTTTTAATGGCATCTCTGGTTTGGTAATTTGAAATAAAAACAGCAGAACCATTTAATGGAAGATTTACCCCAACAGCAGCATTTGCATTTAAATCAATTGGATATATTTGTTGAGGATCAAATGCCATTATTTACTATTTAAAAGTCCCATAATTTGGTCCATTCCTACTTCTCCCATTCCTAAATTACCATTTACCGGATCGCTTGATTGTGGTCTAAATGTTTGTTGAATGTCATTTGAAGTAAAACTTAAAGCTGTTTCCCCCAATACATCTTTATACTTTTGTCTTAAATCCATTGTTGGTTGAGTAAATGTTGGTTTTGGAGTTTCTATAGGTTGAATAGATTCCTTTACAATTGTTTTGGGTGCACGAACCGCTTCCAATAGAATATCTTTTAATTCTTCTTGAATTGCTTCTCTAACTGCTTCTTTAATAATTTTTTTAAAATCTGTACTTTTCATATGATTATAAATATAGGGTTAATCTGCTTTTAAATTATTTTGTTGTATATAAAATACAAGTTCATCGATTAATATCTGATCAACTGAACTGAAAGACCAATCTCCTTGCAACATTACAACACCATTTTTATTTGTTGCAATAGCACGTCTACGTTTTAATGGTTTATCTGTTACTTCAGTTTCAACCCCCATTGTAAAACCATTTACTACAGTAACTACAGGAGATGATTGGGTTGCTTGTTGTTGGGTTAAACGAATTAATTCACCAGATATTTGTTCTTGAGGAGTACCTGGGGAGCAATGCTGGACTAGACTATCAAGTAAACTTAAATATTGAACGGCTTGGGTTAATACTTGTCTTAAGAGTACTAATACAACTAATAAACCTGCATTCGTTGCTTTTAAACCATCAATGGTTTTACTTAATATTTTATTGATTCCTGGAGGGAGTGGATTAATGAATGATGGAGTATTATCAGCTGTAAAAAGAGTAGCATCAAGAAGAATTAAAATACCCTCAGTTATCCCTAATGCTTTAGTAGTATTATCTATTATTTTAAGAGCATTATTTAATTGTTTAACTGTTTTATTTTTACGAGATATTATTTTACTTAATTCTTCTGGGGTGGGGCATGAGATTTGATCTTTTACATCATCCGCTTTAGTTTTCCCATTGGCTATTAATTTACTTACTTTGGTTATTCCAAATTGAGCTATTAAAGTTAATACAAGGGGTATTAAAGTTGATTTAAGATTACCTATAAGATCTGTTAATTTTTTTTGAGAAAAATATTTAAAATCTTTTTTTGAAGATGAAATTTCCTCTATCTGTTTAGTATCTAATTGGGATGATTTAAGTTTATCTAATTCAAGACCATCTTGAATAGGATTTAATTGAATAACACCCAAATCTTCTTTTGCAGTACCATCTCCTTTATATGGGATTTTTTCTATAGACTCATATCCCGGAGCTGATATAATTACTTTAGGGACTTCACCAGTAGTGTCTATTGAAGATGTTAATTCAATTGATAGATTATTACTCATTTTTAATTAGTTTTTACTCCTTTAATAGGTTCACCTGTTTTTGAATCAATTACTGTTGCATTTACTACAACATTTGCTGGTTTGGGTTGGGAACTATATTTTGGATAAGTATTGTCTATTAAAGTAAATATATAACCAAATGTTCCTACTTGTTTTTTAGATACTTTAGGAACTCCTACTCCTTTTAAAAAAGTTAATTGTATTGGGTTTTTTGAAATAACTGCTTTGCCATTACTATCTGTTATAGAAAATTGAGCTGTATATCCAGTCCATTGGTTATTAGAACTAAATACAAAGAAAAATCCAGTACCTGTTGATCTTAATTCATATACCCCATCAGGGAGAGAAAATTTATCTACGTTTCCCCAATTATATTGATCTAACATATCATATACATAAGGTCCAATGTAATTTTGTTTACGTTGATCTATATCTCTAGCATATTGGGGATTCCATATAGGAGTTTTATATTTGGGGCTTGAAAACGGGTCTATAGTTGAAGGATCTTGAGCCATATTATGTAGTTTTTACAAAATTAGATTTAATACTGTCTATTTGTTGAAGAACAGTATTTAAATTATTAGCTGCTATGTTAGCTATAGGCCCAACAACTGGGTCAGGGGAAGGTACTCCTCCAGGGAATATTTGGAGTGTTTTTAATGCTGTGGATATGTTAAGTAGTTCTGTGATTACTCTTTTTAAAATTTCTACAGTATCATCTCCTTTTAAAACAGGTTGAGTTGCATTTTTAGACCCTAATTTAATGTCATTTCCATCAAAATATATTTGTTTGGCTTCTACGTTAATACTGTTATTTGATGATAATCCAATGGAATTCTGTCCACTAATTAAAACACTATCAGATTTTGCGTTTAAAATTATTCTATCTGAATTAAGTATTATTTGGGGGGAGGTAAAAGTTGATGGGGTTATTGGTGGGGTTTTATAAGAATTGAAATTCTCATTTGATAAACTAAATGGGATCTTTTGAGTAGAAGTTAACCAAATTGAAGATAAATCATTTTTTATATTTTCTGTAATTGGGATCCAACCTTCACTTGAAGCATTTAATGGTTGACCATTTCTTAAAATAGTAATTGGATCCCCATTTTCTCCTGAGGTTGACCAATTATTAGCATATTGGCTTTTTGATTTTGCAGTGTTACCGAATCTTAAACTGTTTCCAAATCTACCCTCATGTAATATATCCCCAGCAAAAGGCATTAATGGATGAATATTGCTTTTTTCTACAAATGTATCTTGACTTGGGTTTACTAGGTTATTTGGGTTTAAGGTTGGGTTTTGTGGGTTGTTTATTTGAGTTACACCTAATTCTGTTTGTTGATAAGAATTTATTTTGGATGTTTCTTTTAAAACTTTATTAATTGTTGGGGGGAGAGCATTAAAATGTGGGTTACTCCAAGTATTTACTGAAGTTAAATAGTAATATTCTCTTTTGAAATTGCTACTAGCTCCTAATGTTGGTGTTGGGAGATAAAAACAATAAACTAATTCGTTTATCAGTGGGTAATTTTTAATATTAGGTAAATATGACTTAGCTATCCTTTCAACTCCAACATTATCTACACCTACAGGTTCAAAAAATATAACCCCTATACCATTAGTTCCTAATCCTACTTCAGTATATCTTGGGTGATTTTCATCTAAAATTATATCCGTAACCCTTCCTACTATATTAGATCCAGTATTTGATTTACTAGATGTTGAATTTTTTGGGTTAAGATTATTTAGTGCACCTGATAGGCCAGCTTTATTTATCATCTTTAGAATTAAATTTTTTAACTTCTTGTAATAATTGAGCTTTTTCCTCTTCAGTCATACCAAATCCTTCCTCACTTGATTTACCACTAGCAATTGCACGTTGGGCAATAGTAGCCATTTTAATCAATTGTTCATCATTTTTAATACCTAATTCCATATATTCCTTGATTAAAGGAACTATTAAAGTAGCATCGCCTATGTCTGTGATAAGGGGTTTTAATTCACCTATTAGAGCGTTAATTTGGGCTTCTTTTTTCTTTGAATTTTCGTAAATTTCTTTTAATAAATCAGAGAATTTTTTCTTACCCCAAATATTTTCTTCTAAATTACTCATAGTATTTTTTGGGTATAAATATGAAAAATTACAAGGATTGAAACTCTATATATCCTTGATCTAAATAAAATAAATAATTCTTTTTAAATATACTATATAATAAGTTTGCTATTTTTGTAATTTTGGGTGTTTTAGCATTTGGAATCATTTCATGTATGTAGATGTAAAGAGCTTTTTTATTAAAAATATCAATTTGATCCCTTTTTCTAAATAGTTCTAGAATAGCATCTGCAATTTTCGCATCGTATTCTTTTGGAAAAAAATTATAGATGTTTTCTGTTGTATAATTAACATATTGGTCTATAAAAAACGATAATTTATCTTTTTGGGGGGAGGATGTTTCTAAAGTATAAGAATAAGAATCATCTTGTTCTAATTCAATGATAGATACCTTTTTAATTTTACTTTTATAATTTTTATCATTATATAATATACACCAACGTTTTACTATAGTACCAAAATATGAATATGCTTTAGCACCATTCTCTGGGTTGAAAAGATGGATTTTAGATAATAAAAATACTATGATTTCATGTTGTAAATGTTCTAAATCTTCTACTTCAGTATGGTAAAATTTAAAAGTATGGATTATATTTTGAGTTAATTTAAAAAAGGCGTAATGTATTTTTTTTTCATATATTTTACTTTTTAAAATAGGATCCAAAGTATTATTATATAATACAATAGCATCTTCGGTTTCTTGAGTAAAATAATTTTTACTTTTAGGTTTTCGTTTTTTAACTTTATATTTATTGATTGAGTGTCCTTCGTAATATAAGATACTATTATGGATGTAAGTATCTAATTCTTTAGTTGAGGATATAAGATTTAAACTACATGAAATTTGTATTTTATCATAATCATTTATTTCAGAGGATGATATATGAGTATAGATAAGTTTTTTAGCTCCATTTAAGTCATTTATATTATTTAATTCAGGTAAAATTTTAATTAATATAGACTCATAATTTGGGGTAGATAATGACATAAATTAGTATTTTCTAATATTGAATTCATTTAATATTTCTTGGATTTGTTTTATACCTTTAAAAATAGAACCTACTTCATCATCTGTTTTAAAAGCCCCATTATAATCTAATTCTTTAAGTTTTTTATCTGAGATTTCAATCACACGGGATAGTCTATCTAAATAGTCAACATAACCAACCACAATATCTTCTGCTTTTTCATTTTTCTTGAGAAGATTAAAAGTCGTGAATCCTAGAATCACGACTAAAACTGCTAATACGCAGCAAACAATTGTTAAAACTATCATATACTATCTAATAAATTTTTCAAACCATCACTTTTAAACGAACTTAATGCTTTTTCCTTTGTTGAGGTTTTTTTAGACATGTTTGGTTTATTCCCTAATGTATAATTTCCTTTTCCGGTATCCACGGACTTCTTACCTTCTTTTAACTTAGGTAACCATTCACGTTCAAATTCAATACGTGCTGCCATTAAATCTGCTTGGTGGAGTATAAAAGGTAAAGATGTTCTTGGTTTTTGTCCTGGGATGAATCCTGTAAGGTATTTTTTATTAGCTTCATCATATAAACCATCATGGGTCTGAATAGCTATCATTTCATTAAACGTGTAAAAAATACTATGGGATTGAAGTAGAAATAATCCTCTATCTGGGACTGAAGCAAATGGGATTTTTTCATTAAACATATAATCTTCTCCTAATTTATCTTTACGCCATTGATCAGTCTGAGGGATATAAGATTCTTCATTTTCATCTCCCATTTTACCTAAATCATGATTTAATGCTGAAAATACTAATTCTTCAACTGTAAAAGTAGTCATATCTGCTCCTTCACTTGCCCATAAATCATACTGTTTTAAAGCACATCGAATAACTCGTAAAACATGTTCTATATATCCCCCAGGGAAAGCATTATGATATTCTTTTTTATGCGCGGCAGGCATTAACATTAAACGTTCAGAATATTGATTATAAAATTCTAAAACTTTTTCTTTACGTGGGGATGAAATATAACCATCAATATATGATATTAATTCTTCCCAATTATCTTGGATTTGTTCGGCTGTCAAATTCATAACTTATTTTATTTTTAATTAATCTTCTCTTTCAATTATCGATTGGGTATCATCTCTTAATTCCTCAATCTCTCTTAAAATTTCTCTTGCTGCTTCAATATTTCTTTCATTTAAGGCATGTCTTAATCGCTTTAAGCGATTTTCCATAGATTCCATCCTTCTCAATACTAATTCTTTATATTTCATATTTATTTATTTATATTATTTTAATTTTTATTTATTATTTTATATTAATATTTCATATCATTTTTTTATTAAATAATTGTTAACATAAATTCAATTGATGAAGATAATAAAAATTCTTTGGGGAATCAAGCTTCCCTTAAATTCTTTTGTAAGAAATCTTGAATTTTTTTTAAATGGGCACATTTTTCATACTCTTCGGTACTCTCAAAATAACGAATACATAACTTTATTGAATTAATAAAATCTTCATTTACATTATTTTTTAAAGCAATTTTCCATTCTTTTTTTCTCACATTACAATCTTTAACCCAAAAATACGCTCTAGTATACATCATATATTCTCCAGCCTCATCAATTCCTTTAACATCTAATTTAGGATCAGCTTTAGAGAAAAATTTTATAATTTGTTTTGAAAATGCATTCCCATTTAAGATTAATTTCTGAAACATGCCTAATTTAAAATGGGGTGTTTCTTTATAAATTTCTAATTCTAATTCAATTTTTTTATTTTCCTCATTATCTGGGAAACCGAATAAAGAGAATATTTTATTTAGAGACATAAATTATATGATTAATTATTTTAAGTGGTTAAATCCCCTGTTAATTAATTGATTTTATATGTTTAATTTTTAATTCTAAATCAACCAATTGAATTTCCATATCTACAATTTCTTTTTTTACTTCATCATATGCTTTAATAACATTAACAAAATCAGGATTTGCAGGGTGATATTTCCAAAGTTCATCCATTACATTATAATTACTAACCAAAACATTTTGAAGATCACATATTTTATCTTCTAGGTCACGTAATTCCATATCTACTATTTGTTGATAAATATTATTCATTTTTAAATGTATTTATTTCCTATTTGTTTTATAATTTGTTGGGCTTCTTCTAATGAGACTTTAAAAAATTCTCTTTGTTTATTTACACGTTGCTTTTTAAAATATTTATGAACTTCTTGTTCTATACGTTCCCCTTTAAAACACTTATAAGCCCACTCAACATCAAACCCAAGAGGAACTCCTGTCCCTCTAGAAATTTGGGATGCTCTTTCAAACGGATCAAGTTTAGTATAACCTATTTTCAGCATCCCCGGTATTGCAGGATTAGTAAGTATATACACCCATTCATCACCTTCATGGTTAGTATATAGGCCTCGTTTTTTATTCGTGTAATAAGTAATAATATCCCACCCATCTTGATCAGTTTTAACCGTAAAATAAGTAGGTGAATTTTCAGAATAATCTTCACTACAAGGGATAAAAGCCCTTGCTTCCTCGTCTGTTAAACGTTCCATATAACCTTTATTTTTAATAATATCAATTATTACTTTTAGAATCTTGCTTTAGCAGCAGACCCTTTATACCAAGGTAATCCTTCTCTGCTTCGACACGCCTCTTTCCACTTCTCCTCCGTATATTGGATTCCATTTAAATAATATTCTCTTTTACGCGTGTTTCCTTCAGGTATTAACGCGGGTCCTTCCCAATTATGTAATTTACCATCAAACATATACATTTCGGTTCCATCAGCTGTTTTGATTTTTTTAGATGGTTGATACTTTTTGTTTTCCATGATTTTTAAATTTATTTAAAACTTTATAATTTACAATTCAATACCAAAAATAACTTCTCCTAGTTTTGTTCCCAATGCAAACCCAGCCACAAGAGCTAGTAGAGGTGAACTAATCAAAAATGCAATACCTAGTGTTACAATGATTGAGATAAATGTGATTGTTGTTTTCATGACCTTTATTTTTTAAATTATTAATTTTTATTATACTTTGAATATACGAATAAGAAATACATGGGCCAAGGGCTTTTTAACTTTTAAGTTAATTTTCCTTAAGAAATAACCAAGGAATACATTCCTGTTCCTCTTAAATAATATGTCGTCCCAGTAACCGCGGAACTTGGAGTAAATTTAAAACTGGAAACACCAGGTTGTACAACAACAGAGGAAATATAAGAAGATGTTACTAAATTCATTGAAGCCGAGGTAACGTAAGAGCCACTAAAATTTGTTGGGGAAGTGGAATCATAGTAACCGTTTGAGTTACGAGTTGTTTCCATGGTAAAATAAGAGGATCCACTTGGGTTAGTAAACGTAAATGTTTTTAAACCTGAAAGATTTTCACCAATTGAACCGGTTCCATATAATTGAGTATAAGTGTAAGATGCCATTTATTTTTTTGGTATACATATGTCAAGTAAACATAAGTGGGCACATAAGAATATGGCTATAAATCCTATAGCAAAATATACTGGTATTTTAAGTAAGTTTTTTATCATGTTTAGAGTTTGGATATAAATATCCCGTATATAATTCCTAGTACTGTACCTATTATTGTTGATATAACTAATAATTTTATCATTTTATATTGTTTTATTTGAAATATACGTATATCCTATGTCGATACCAAAGAATTTTATAAAAAAGAAATTTTGATTCTTGTGGGGTTTTATCCCTTTTGGTATTTTGGGATTTTGGGATGTGTTTGTGGGTATATAGTTATATACAATGTCGATGTGTAAAGATCGTTTACGAGCTGTGAAGTGGTCTAAATGCCCTTCCCCAATACCTCCGCCGTATATTGATATCAACGTACGTGGTATTATAGCCTATTCCCCGCCGTAATATATACCATATATATACCATATTACAGGAGCCTATTCCCCGGGGTTAAGATTTAAAAAAGAAAACCACCTATTCCTAGATGGCCCTTCCTCCTTCCTAATTTATTTAAAACACATGTTCCCCTCTCTCAAATCCTGGGATATATATTTCTAATACTTCATCCATCACTTCCTCTGTAAACTCCTCTCCATTATTATCCTCTTCAAAATATATAAAACTATCTAACAATTCCTCTAAACTTAATTTACTCCAATCCCTAAAACTATTTTCTCCCATTCCCATAAACTCTAAAAACTCTTTTTCTCTTCCTTCAACTAAAACATTTAATCTTTTTAATAACATTTCTCTTTTTTCCTTCATAACTTTAATTTTAAATTATTTATTTTTAATTATATTTAAATATACTAAATTTATTTTATTAATTTTATTCCTTAATATAATCTTTTAAAAACATAATTAACTCTTCATCACTCATAAAACTTTTCTCTATATCTCCCTCTTCTATATAAATGTCCCATTTCTGATATGCCCCTTCAACTATATCTATTTCATCATTTATATTTAAATAAAAATCATCTTCATATCCACTATTATCATCCCCAACATAATTAACTTTTAATCCTAATTCTAATTCTAAATTTAATTTTAAATCTTTCATTTTTTATATTTTTAAATTATACTTAAATATACGATATTAATTTAAATTAAATTAGTCCCTAACATACCATTACATTTTATATCCGCTTCAATCAATTGTGAACGTAATTCGCGGTCTGGTTCTATGTTTAACATTAACAACGCTGAATATAAACTATTCCACGCACTCGATTTTAATTCAAATTGTTTATTATGACCAAATAATGTTTCCCATTCTCTCATCACCACCCACGCTTTAGCTTCTGCTAGTTGGAGTTTTTGTATCATGTCAACTCTTCTCATATTAATTCCATCTAATTACACACTCATCAAACTCTAACACTCCAAGTAAATTTGGGTTTAAAATTATTCCACAAGCCATTTCTTGTTTCAATAATAACTTCATTAATTTTATTTCTGCTTTTGTCATAACCTTTATTTTTTAATATATAAATTACTTACTACTTATTTTAATCATTGTTAAATAAACTCCAATCAAACTTAAATAAACTAAACTACCTAACATATCTTTTCTTTTTTATTTATAACACAATATACGAATCTTACTTTATCTTTTTATTTCCTTTCTAAAAAACTCTTTATTATTTCTAATTAATCTTAATAAACTTTTCTCATCTTTTCTAAACAAATATCCATAACTTCTAAAGAAATTATAATTTAAACATAACTTTTCTCCTTTAAGAGTTTCTACAAATTCAATATAATTCAAACTATCATTTTCAAATAAAAATACTTTATCATCTTTAACATTAATTTCATTAAAATCATTTTTTAACTTTTCAAATAAAAACATCAATTTTTCTTTCATCTTTATCATTTTTTAATTATACTGAAATATACGAATTATTTATTAATATTAATAGTCCTTAATAATCTAATTTAATTATACAAAACTTTTCATCTTCATCTCCATCAAAATCCCCACTATCATCAAAACCATCTCCTTTATACACTTTTTTCACATCAACTTTAACCATAAACTCATCTCCATCACTATCAAATTCACCTAATACAATCATTTTAGGATCAAATTTACTTAATTTCTCAATCAATTTTTCTACTGTCATAACTTATCTTTTTTATTTATACTTTAATATACGAATTATTTTTAATATATGTTATTCCTCAACTAACCATTTTAATTCAAAATCACCTTTAACTTCAACAATTTCATATACACCTTTTACTTCTTCTAATAATTCTTCAAAAGTAATTTCATCAACATCATAACCACAACTTTCAATTACTTCATCTTTAGTATCACAATAACTAATACCATAACAATTTTCTAAATCAACTTTTAAATACTTTATCATTTTTATCATTTTTTAATTATAACTAAATATACGAATTTAATTTTATTATTCTATATCCTTGGTTAATTCAATTATATCCCT